AGATGATTGAAATACGTTTACGGCAGAGTTGGATCAATACGTTCCTCCGATGTCCTGAGCAGGCACGACAAGAACGCTTAGGTCTTGTATCCCAGAAAGAAACAACAGATTTTCTGAGAGGTAACGCTGTTCACGGAGCCATCGAATACGCAGGACGAATGATCATGGCTGGTTTACCTCGTCCTAGCTTGGACGATGTACTAGAAGTCGCAGAAGAATTTATTGCTACCTACTCATCTGAAGTAGAAGTATGGCGTCACGAGTATGAAGCCATAGTTGATGTAGTCCGAGCCAACCTCGCAGTTTGGTACGACGAACTGTTCCCTTCCTTAGATCCTGAGGGAGTTGAGGTTCCGTTTGAACGAGAGATGGGCAGAAGAGACAACGTTAGGTTGGTTCTCACTGGCACTGTTGACTGGGTAGACAAGTCTGGTGTGCTGTGGGATTGGAAGAATCCTGGCAGGGAGTACCAAGCTTGGGAGAAGAAGCGTTGGGATATACAATCTCATGCTTACAGTTGGGCTTTGGATGCAACGGAGTTCAACTTCGGTGTGATGGCTAACGGGAAGCTTCAGATAATTGAGATCGAAAGAACAGAAGAGCACAAGAAAGCTTTTCTGGAATTGTGCTGGTCGATGGTACCGACAATCATGTCGGACGCTGAGACTTGGCCGCAGAACTGGGAGGGCTGGCATTGCTCTCCTCTATGGTGTCCTGTCTGGCAGGCAGGCAAATGCCGAGGTGAACACCTCGGAGAGAATCCCTGGTAGGGAGAAAGGTAAAAGATGACTGACACAGCGAAAGTGACAGTTAGCTTCACGCAGAAAGTAAGTGAAGCTCCATATGAAACAGCGGACTATTCGCTCTCCATAGAGCGGAGTGTTCCTGAGTCAATGGGAGATGACGGCATTCTTGCCGAAGCATCTTCCATGTTTGAACAAGTTAAGAGTGAGGTCCTGAAACAATCAGGTCAGGAGATAGATCTATCTCCCGACGGGGTTGTGATGCGGCGCCTGAAAAGCGGCGTTTCCAGGTCTGCTAGTAGTGCAAGCGCCTCCCCCTCGGAAGCGAATGCCAGTGTCTCTGCAGCGTCAGGACCTACGGCAGCATCAGTAGCTGCACCTCCATCACCTGTCCAAGCTGCACCAGCAGGTGCAAAAATAAGTGGGCGCACATACAAGCGCACCGAATTTTGTACAGGTAAGGGTGCTGACGAACGTCAAGCAGCTTTCAACTTGCTTGCGTTCCACCCAAATCAGTGGGACACCCAAGAAGGTGACACTCTTAAGGTGTACGAAGTTAAGGAATACGCTGACGGATCTACTGACGTAACGAAGACTGGGAAGAACTTCCCTAACTTCTCGATCAGTAAGGATGCGTTGGAGTACATCGGGGTAGCAACATCCCGTGACGTTGGTATCTGGGTCAACGATGGGGACAGCAATGTACCTATCAAGGTCTGGGACCAAGCCTCAGGACAAGCCCAAACCGAAGCAGTTGAATGGGACTGGGTGGCTCGCCGCCAAGAACTTCAACAGTTTGCATATAAGGGCAACTGATGAGTGAGGGTGACGAAGCTGTCGCCCTCACCACCGAGGAGATCGATGCCCGACTTGCGGGCATTGATCTCCCCGAGGGAGAGCCGCAGTACAAATTCTTTAAGCCAACCGCAGATGCCGTAGACCGCTGGGTCGAATACGCCAAAGGAAGCCACGACTGCTTCCACCTAGGACTACAAGACATCGACAGTCGCATGCGAGGAGTCTGGCCGAGCGACGTACTCGTCGTCACAGGCAGAGCACACAGCGGCAAATCCGCAGTGCTTCTATCCTCAATGGCACGCAACCTACAAGAAGACCCAGACTTCTACGGAGTCATATACACTCCTGACGAACCCGAAATCTTGGTTGTATCCAAACTCTATGCACTCATTTATCAACGAAATCTTGCTGAAGTGGAAGAAGCTCTACGCAGTCAAGATGAAACAGTCATTAACGAAATTCAAGAAGCCAAGTACGGGTTCCTAGACAGAATCAAAATCTTCCCTAACGCTCTGTCATTCAACGACATGAGCAACGCAATGAGGGAATGCGAAGACTACTGGCAACACAAACCACGATTCGTAATGGTTGACTTCCTCGAACAACTTCCTGGCGCATCAGGATACGAAGGAGTGTCAACAGTTCTTAAAGGACTGAAGGAGTGGGCAGAAATGGAGAACCTCCCTGTCGGACTGGTTCACCAATCAGGCAAAGGCTCAACTCGCGGCACATCAAGAGGCATGGACGACGGCAAATTCAATGCCGACGAATACGCAATCCTGCAGCTAAACGTCTTCAGAAGAAGAGATGACCCAAAGCTTTCTGACTCGGAAAGAAGAATCCATTCCGTGTCAGTCTCACTGGATCTATGCAAGAACAAACGTCCACCATGTCAGGTAACTGACCCTCCCATTGACTATTACATGGACCCGAATTGTGGTCTTGTGAGAGAATATTATGAGAACGATATTCCTGGGGATGACCGATGGGTGGAATAACTCTTGAAAGGTTCGCTGAGCTACACCAAGGCGGAGCACTAGCAGACGTAACAGACTGGGTTCATCCGCTGGAGAAAGGCGGCAACGTAGCTCTCGGCTACGGAGAAGAATACCTGCAGTACATAGATCAGCACCTCAACGACAAACTTGCACTTGGGGTGTACCCGTTATGGCAACGTAACGGAGTGTGGATGGTCAACTGGTGTGCAGTTGACCTTGACGATGGAGAAAACTCCAGCGTCCACGCTGACAACCTGATCGCTCTCTTAGAAAAGACAGGGATACAAAGCTGGAAAGAAACATCAAAGAGTAAGGGCTACCACGTTTGGGTTTACCTAACTGAACCAGTAGCAGCGACCGTGGCACGCAAAGCTTTAATAGGTGCATGCCGCATTGTTGATGTTCCTACCCGAGAGGTGTATCCGAAACAAACATCATTGAACGAAGGTGCTCTAGGCAACTGTTTACGTTTGCCTTACCCTGAGCACCGTAACCCTGGCCGCCATGAAGTTTATGACCCATCGAAAACAGATTCTTTCTTCTCCCTTGAAGAATTTGTTGACGCTGCATGGGCATCACGAACTTCGCCAGGGTTGCTTCGCTCGTTGCTTCGTTTCTTCGAGGCAACAGAACCTAAAGCCCCTCAATACAAGCCAGGAAACAGAGAAGACGGAGACTTCAAGGGCAACGCTAAAACGATTTGGGAACAAGGAGAGTTTTCAGATCGTTCCGAAGCGATGTACGCTTTTGCCAGCAGTCTTCTTTGGCAGGAGTATTCCCCTGACGCAACACTTGATTGGCTTCGACGCCTTGACGAGAGACTTGAGAAGTTTGTTGACCGAGCAGACAGAGAGAAACAATTAGAAAACATTGTTTCTAAGGCTGCACAAACAACGAGGTATCATGCGTAAACGTTCTTATAAGTTCACTGTCCCAGGAAAACCAAAGGTCAAAGGTCGCCCTCGATTTGCACGAGGGAGAACGTATACACCTAAGTCCACGCTGGAACACGAAGAACATATCCGCAACCATTACGATGGCCCCAAGTTTGAGGGACCAATCTCTATTAGCTGTGTGTTCACATCTAAACGAACACAAGTAACTATCTCCGAACTAGAAGACAGCGAAACAAAGCTACGAGGAGACACAACTAACTACTTGAAAGCAGTCGAAGACGCATTAAATGGCGTCGCTTACGACGACGACATCATGGTTTACCGAATAGTAGGGAGAAAAAAATGATGGCACCCAAGTTCCACAAACGCCCATACCAAGAACGATATAAAGATATGGGTGACGAAGCCGAAGGCGAGTTTGAGAAACGAGAACGAGGCTGGGAACGGTTCGGGTTTAACCGACCCGACGCTTTCAAGCTACACCAAATACCTCAAACGTTTGCAGCTACTCCCGACTACATACAGTTATCTAACGGTGGGTTTCCTCGCCTAGTAGAAGTTATGGGTATGGGTGGCGACGAAATGTTAAAGGTTAAGTTCAATAAAATTCGTGCGCTACAGTGGTGGGACACATCCGATTTGGATGTGTGGTTTTGGATCTGGCATCGAACACGCCAGGACTATGCAGACCTGAGTTATAGAGAACTAATGAAAATCATTAACACTGAAGACATCCCTGTAGGGAACTTCGATAACAACAAGTTGTACTTCTCTATCCATTCAGATTTCCTGCATTGGGCAGGTGGATGAAGGAAGCGAGGGAGCAAAGCTCTTTGACGCCCTTAGGAAAGCAAACTTTCCTTCACTGCAACCACAACGCCCGTGGACAAACATAACTAGCTTACCTAAAAGTGGTCACTGGCAAGAAACAAGCAGAATAACTAGAAAAGAAGTTCTTTACAGGCCAACGCCTGCAACAGAAATGCAAAGCATAATGGAGGCGGGTCCTTTCGAGGACCCGCTTCGGTCTATACAAGAACGAGAAGAAAACTTAGAAGATCTTATTCTTGCAGTACATGAAACATTTATAAGGCTCACAGAAGACGAGCAGTGGCTTTACCACATGCTTGTTGACGTGGGTCTTTCTTTGCGTTTTGTAGCCATAATTTTGGACATACCTAAAACAACTATGGCTAGACGCAGAGATGAGCTAGCAGACAAACTACGAACTAGCTTGCTTCAGGAGCCAGCGGTACAAGAATACTTAAACCGAGAATTGTAAAAATATAAATTATATTTTTACATATCCTCAAGGTTGCCTGTACACGCCTGCAAAAACACAGTGAAACCCTGCAACCAATGAATCAAAGTTGACAAAGCAATAAGGTTTCCATCCTGCGCTTCATCCCACGCATTCAAAATAGAATCAACTTCTTCAAAGTCGAACGTTAAAAGAACACCTAACGTACCGCCCACCCACTGAGCATGAGTCCCATCATCCATGTCAAGCAAACCTTTGCTTGCCAACAAAGTCTGATGAATCTCATCCTCAAT